TAATACTGGCCCTATGATGGTGCCAGTCTCCCAAAAATATGGCAGTTTCGCAATTGTTTTCTTGTGCGGTTGCTATGAACCAATCTACAAAATCTTCGCAATCTTTATTGTGTGTTAGAGAGTTGCTTTTATTACCAAAATGAATGTCTGTACATACTGCTATTTTATTGAATAAATTATCCGTACTCATCTATATTATTATAACGTAGTTAAAGTAAATTGTCAAGTAGATGACGGTAGTCTATTTGATACTGGTGCTGTATTTGATGTATTTTGGTTTTGTCTTGTATAACTTGGTGCCATATTATTCATTTCTAAAATGTCATCACGAATGTTTTGATTTTTCTTTTCTGTGTTTAATATTTTAGTAAAGGAATTAGTAATTATTGCTGTATAATAAGCAAATGGATTTTGACTTTTGCTTTCATCAAACAACAATCCTACTTGAACTAGTTGTAATATTGCTTGGCCACGCATCTCATCATTATACGTGTATCCACGCCAATTAGATCGTGTTCCGTATCTATCACATAGTTTAATAAACATTCGTGCTAATGTATCAGTCATATCCCCGTGTTCTTTACAATATTCACCAACTTCTAAATCACCTTTCCAATGACTTTTGCCAACACAACTTAATTCACTTTCTTTACTATTATCATTAAAACGAAAGTGTTGATAAGGTGGGAAAGGTAGTTTCTCGTAATGGTCTGCAACAGATTTGGGGGTTTTTACCCTGCCATGTTGTAGTGGTATGTGTTCAAATGACATTATTCTAAACACAAGATCTTTCTTGATTACTTTTTTCCAATTTATTTGGAAATCAATTAATCTTGGCTTTTTCTTTTTGTTTGTATTTTCTGCAACTGCTATTGCATGTTTATCTTTTGCTATTTTAGCAGCTCTATTGCGTTTTGCTTGTGCAACAGAACGTATGTTTATTTTTTCTATATTAGGAAGGATTAGGTCATAATCATGATCTTCTGATGTTATATAACTACTATAACTATTTTTTGATTTGTGTATTTCTGCTAATATATCTTTATTTCGTAAGTATATCATTAAGGGTTTGCTCCATCATATTTATACTATATTATAATACACGTATATTAAAAAGTCAAATAAATAATGTTATAATTTAGGAAAAAAATATGGCTATACGCGGACTATCACCAAGACTAGGAAACTTACTTGCTAAAGCAATACCTTTTGGTGCTGGATTGTTTGGTAGTTCAGGTGGCGGAAATCCAACTGTAAGTTGGAATCGCCCAGCAAAAGAACACAATCATGACTGGAGAACAAAACTTACGTTAAGTTCAACCACTACTTCTTTAATAAAAGAAAATGGCATAATGGGCCCACTGGCTGGTGCTGGCGGTATTATTTTTCCTTATACACCAACTATTTTTATACAGCATTCAGCAAACTTTGGTTCTAGTCAATTAACTCATGCTAATTATGACCATCCTGCATTTGATAGTCACACAATTGGTGATTTAACTATTACTGGCCAGTTTACCGCCAACAGTTCTGCAGAAGCAGATTATGTATTAGCAGTATTACATTTTTTAAGAACAACAACTAAAATGTTTTTTGGCCAAGATTCAGAATTTCCACCAGGAACACCTCCTCCTATTTTAAGATTAAATGGGTTTGGAGATCATGTATTTAAAAATATACCAGTAGTAGTAATAAACTTTAACATGGAAATGCCGTCAACTATTGACTATGTTAGAACAACAGAGAAATTTAGACAAACATCAATGGTTCCTACATCTACTACTGTAGCAATTACAGTTAAACCTGTATACTCTAGAGCATCCACTTCAACAGAGTTTGGACTTAAAAGGTTTGCTGATGGTGACTTACTTGATAAAGGATTTATTTAATGTCTATTACTTATACAGCTGACAGTCCTTATGCGTCTACTCGGATAGTTAATGATAAATTAGATTTAATGTCTTATAGAACATTTTCTTTTGAGCCTGATGATATGGTGTATACAATTGATCAACTTTACAATAATAGACCAGATTTATTAGCACATGATTTATATGGAAGATCCGCTCTTTGGTGGGTATTTACTGTTAGAAATCCAGACGTTATAGTAGATCCTGTTTGGGATTTTACAACTGGTACTACAATATATCTTCCACAATTATCTGCGTTAATAAATTCAATGGATGGATAATATAGCATGGCAGCTTCAGACGTAACATTAGACGGTTCTCCGGCAAAAAGCGCACATGCTGAATCAACTGGATTCCCTTCATCCACTTCATCAGGAAGTGCGGCCGCACCAGCATGGGTTAATCCTAATAAATTAGGTGGAACAACTGCTGGGTTACAGTCTACAACATCTGCTAACACAACTATTATTGAAAATAAACCTGGTCCAGAATGCTCTGATAATATTTTACATAATTATGCCAATTATACATATAAAATTAGTGTACTGGCTTGGAATAGTATAAAAGACTATAATAAAGAAATACAATTTGGATCATGGGAAACTTTAAAAAATAGTGTAGATAATAAAAAAATATTATGGTCCAGTGGTGGTATAGCAGATGATGCAGTAACAGTATCTATTGCAGGAACTAATATTTCCTCTTCAAAACGGCATCCAGATTTTGATGTGGATTTTTATATCACTAGTTTCACTACAACATCCATTATGGGACTGAGTGGTGAATCAAGAGCCACTAATATTTTTGAATGTAATATGGAAGTTACTGAACCTATTGGTGCAACACTTTTAGAAAGAATATATTCATTAGTAACTACAAATGAAAGTGACCGAGAAAACTGGGCAGAATATCCTCTTCTTATTAAAATAGAATTTGTTGGTTATGATGATGCTGGTGACCCGCACTATATTCAGGAAGCCATGAGAATGATTCCAGTAAGAATTATAAACATGGAATTTAATGTTTCTGGGGATGGATCTAATTATGGTATCTCATTTTTAGCTCAAGCCACCATTAAAAAAGATCATCCACATTTCATTGCAATGAATAGTAAAGAAATGTATGGACACACAGTAAAAGATTTTTTAGATCAGTTTGCTGAACATTATAATAAAGAGCAAAAAGCAAAAACAGTGCAAGCTGTGGCTACAGCCGAAATCGCTGATGCGAGCATATTTGGCATGCCAGAAGGCGAGACCGAATACGTTACAGGTCCTAAGACTCAGATGATAGCTGATGAAATAGAATTTCTTATTGATCCAATGATAAGAGACGAGAAAATACTATTTGCAGTGGCAGAGGAAGCACCATTAAGGGTAGATCCAAGATCTGGCCAAACATACACGCCACAAACAAAGGATGCAAAAAAAGCACTTAAAAAACAGAAAAAAATTGTAGATTTAGATCCAAACCAATATGTTAAAATAACTATCCCTAAAGGCACTAAACAAGTAGCTGCTATTGAAAAGGTTGTTACTTTTAGTACATTTATCACTGACCAATTAGAAGATACTTCTACATTATTAAAAGGAACAACAAGAACTCATTTAAAAGATAAAAAACTTCTTAAAAATCCAGATCAAGGATTGTTGTGGTGGAATATATCATATGTCCCATTAATAAAAGGTTGGGATGATATGCGAGGGCAATATGCACGTAAAACTATTATTCAAATTGAACCATATAGAGTAGCAGACCCAGTGACAACTGGTGGAATTTGTAAGGTAGGTGAAGGCGTTATAGCACCTGCAATGCGTAACTACCAATACATATATACTGGATATAATATAGATATTAAAGATTTTGCAGTTGCTTTTAATAATTCTTTTATACAATCTATGTTAGGACAAGGAACAGCTGATCAAGCAACTCTAAAAGTAGATAAGAAAGATACCTCAGTAGAAGAGGGTGGTACTAAAGATAAATCAAACGCACTCCAAACAGCTGCTGTTGGAGAACATGATCGTAGATATAGTACTGGTTCAAAAAATAAAAGTAATAAACAAAACACAGCCGGCACGATATTAGAAAGGCTATATAGACAATTAGGTTCTGATATGATGCAATGTACTATTAGTGTTATAGGCGATCCATGTTATATTGAACAAGATGGTCTTCTTAATTTAGGTATGAACGCAAAAACAGGGAAAGTTAGTAATAACGAACCTCTTGCTACAGATCCAGCAAATGGTGCCGCATTATGTGACCATCAAGACGGTCATATATATATTTCATACAAGACACCAACTGACTATAATGAAGAAACAGGCTTAATGGATTTTAATATGGGGAATCCAAAACATAGATCAAGTACATTAAGTGGCTATTACAGAGTATGGGAAGTTGTTAATACTTTTCAAAGTGGTGAATTTAATCAATCTCTAAATTTAACTCGTATATATGGCCAGTGGAGAGAAGCAACAAATAATCCTGAAAAAACCGGTGGTGGTAATGATCGGGCAGAGTTTACCCAAGAAGGAGCAAGCCTGGAGCAAATCGCAAATGCTATAAACACATCAGGTGGCTCCGCCAAATTGAATAATGCTTCAAATTCAGCACTAACTACTGAACAGAAGAAACAAATAGCCAGACAAAAACTTGATTTACAAAACCAAATCGATATTGAACAAAAAGCTACACTGAGAGATCCAACAGATCCTGGTGTATTAAGTGAGCAAGACTTTAAGAGTGTTTCTAGTAACACTAGTATTGCTAATAAAAATGCCGCCAATAAACAAAATACAAATGAAGCTAAAATAAAATTTAGAGCGGCAGAAGCAAAATTGGCTAATATTAATGCAATATCCGACACTACATCATTAGAACAACGAAATACATTTGCTGATAATGTAAATGCAATGGGAAATAATACTGACACGTTAAGTCAAGCATTTGATAATGATAGTTTAAATCCAACATTTTCTGAAAGTGGCGGACAACCTACCCATACTACTATAGATGGGTTACGTAGTCACGCATTACATGTTGCAACTACAACAAATAATATAGGTGTTCGTTTTACTGATAATAATGGTATGCCATTATTTGATTATAATAAAAAAGATGGATTATATGGACTTGCTGAAAGCGGAATTAGTATGGCTACATATACATCTGCTGACAAAACATCTGTTAATACTAATGATGAAACAATTAGAACACAACGTGAACTTCTTATTGCAACAGGTGATTTAATTGCTAAAAAAGCCGCATACGTTACCGCTAACACCGCAAGTAAAGATAATCAAACAATTCACGGTAAATATGGTAATAGATATAGAACATGGGAAGAAGTAGGTTACTTTCAAAACCTACTAATATCATAAAATGGCATATAATGACGAATTTAACATAGGCGTTCCTGTTGATAATACATCAAAAACTGAACGCCGCAATCCGGGCCCATACGTTGGTATAGTAAAAGGATTTGGTGATTCAACTGGTATGAACAGAATTGCTGTTTATATACCATCCTTACAGGGCATACGAAAGTCTTCTGAAACTTCTAATCAAAAACAAGAATACCAAGAAAGCACAATATTATGTAACTTATTACTTCCATATTATGGTAGAACAAATCGCACAGGTAATGATGCTACATCGTATGCTGGCACATCAAAATCATATGGAATGTGGTTTCCAACACCAGACGTAGATAGCCTTGTAATGGTAATATTTGCAGACGGCAAACAAGAAGAAGGATACATTATTGGAGGCGTTCCTGAACCATATATGCTTCACATGGTGCCAGGCATTCCAACTAGTCCAGCATTCCACCCCAATGCCGCTACTACTAAAGCAGGAATAATTTCTGCTTCGGCAGGTGGCGATGCCGCATTACCAGTAGCAGAATTTAATAGACAATCCGCAGACAAAAGAAATGACTATTTAAATATTTTAAAACCATTACACCCGTTAGCAGATATATTAATAGAACAAGGATTACAAGGTGATTATGCAAGAGGACTTTCAACATCTGGTGCTCAACGCGAATCTCCTTCTAATGTATTTGGTATTTCTACACCTGGTCCATTAGACACAGCCGGCCCTAAAATAAAACAAGGATTAGTTACTCCACAAAATCCTGGTTATGATTGGCCAGCAAGTAGAACAGGTGGCCACACGTTTGTTATGGATGATGGGGATCCTGCTGGTGAGAGTAGAAACATTAGATTAAGAACAGGAACTGGTCATCAAATATTATTAAATGATACAGATGGTATAATTTACATTGGCAATGCAACTGGTAGCACTTGGGTTGAAATGACAAACGCAGGACAAATTGATGTTTTTAGTAAGCAAGATGTTAGTGTGCATACTGAAGGTAACATGAACTTTCTAGCAGATAAAAATGTTCATATACAATCTGGTGAGGATTTAGTTATGCTTGCTGGTCACAATTTAAGAGTTGAAACAAATCCTGCTTCAGTGGAAGGCAAGGGACATGCTCATTTCTTTATTAATGGTAATATGAAACAAACTACTACTGGCACATATAATATTAAAACAACAGATTGGTTTAATGTTACAAGTAAGGAAGCAATTAGTATTACATCATTAGCATGTATATTTGTTAAGAGTGGTGGTGGGAAGGAACATCCAATTAAACTTAATACAGAAGCAGGAAATGTTGCTGAAGAAGCATCACATGTTCCGCTATATGAAAAACCTTGGGTTACTTTAGATGATAAAACTGGCACTTACAAAGTAGATGGATCTTATCAATATACAATAGGAATGCAACGTGTTCCAATGCATGAGCCGGATGCTCGCGGCCATGCAGGATCTTCATCACCTGCCGCTGGTACTACTCCACACATTACAGAAAAGCCAACTGGAACATCTACTACTGGTCCATCGTAATTCCAAATATTAGCATATTATTAGATTTGCTAAATATCAACATGGCTATTACATATAAAGGATTTTCGACCTATAAAAAACAATTTTCCAACTCATTTACTTTAAGTGGATTTGAGCTTGCAAAGCAAGATTTAGTAAATCATTTCAACATTCGCAAGGGTGAAAAGTTAATGAATCCAGGGTTTGGGTCTATAGTTTGGGACGCATTATACGAGCCGCTAACAGATGAAATAGTGTCTGAAATAGAAGACGATGTTAAAAGTATTATTGGATATGATCCAAGACTAGAAGCAGAAAGCATATTGCTTGAACAATATGAAAGTGGATTGCTTTTAGAGGTACAAGTAAAATATATACCTGATCAAATATTAGGATCACTTTTGTTTGATTTTAATAGCACATCTAGCCAAGTAACAGTGAGAGAAACATAATGGCGTTAACAACAAGACAAAATACAATATATCAAGCAGAAGATTGGAACGTAGTATATCAATCCTTTATTAATGCTGATTTTGAAAGTTATGATTTTGAAACATTACGCAAATCAATGATTGATTATTTAAAACTATATTACCCTGAAGATTTCAATGATTACATTGAAAGTTCAGAGTTCATAGCATTAATAGATCTTATTGCTTATATGGGACAAAATATTAGTTACAGAGTAGACTTAAACTCACGTGAAAACTTTCTTGCTACTGCTGAACGTAGAGAAAGCATATTAAGATTAGCAAGACTTGTTAGTTATAATTCTAAACGAAATACAAACGCAAGTGGAATGTTAAAACTAGTAAGTATTTCTACAACAGAAGATGTATATGATTCCAACGGGACAAACTTGGCAAATACTACTATTACATGGAATGACATTAACAATATTGATTATGCCGAGCAAGTTAACTTATTATTAAATGCTGCCATGGTTACAACACAAAAAGTTGGTACACCTAATTTAAAAAGTACTCTTAATAACGTAAAAACAGAACAATACCAAATTAATATACCAGCAGGCGCCCTACCAATATATCCTTTTACAAAAGAAATAGAAGGTATTTCTATGGATTTTGAAGTTACTAATGCTACATTTAAAGACAAAACTTATGTTTATGAACAAGCACCAAGTAATGTATCCCCTTTTGGTGTATTATACAGAAATGATGGCAAGGGAAATGGTAGTGCTAATACAGGATATTTTGTATATTTTAAACAAGGTATATTACAAAGTAGTAATTTTACTATCAGTGATCCAATTCCTAATAGGCAAGTGTTTGTTAATAATAGTAACATTTCTAATGATGATGTTTGGTTATATGAATTAGATTCAAATAATGATTTGTCTACGTTATGGACTCAAGTGCCGGCAATAACAGGTAATAATATTATATTCAATAGTTTAAACAAAGATATAAGAACATTATACAGTATAAACTCATTAGAAAGTGATCAAATAGCATATATTTTTGGTGATGGTATTTTTACAAACATTCCTCGCGGAACATTTAGGGGTTATTTTAGACAAACTAATGGTTTAGATTATATTATAAAAACGGATGATATGCAAAATGTTGCTATATCTGTACCTTATATTAACAATAATAATTTAACACAGACATTAACATTTACATTTAACTTAGAATCTCAAATTACAAATGCTACCACTAGAGAAACACTAGAAGATATTAAAATTAAAGCACCGCAAAGTTATTATACACAAAACCGTATGGTAAATGGTGAAGATTATAATATATTTCCTATCACTTCCACAAATGAGATCATAAAAACCAAAGCAACAAATAGGACGTCAAGTGGTATTTCTCGTTACTTAGATGTAGTAGATCCAACAGCAAAATATTCCTCAACCAACGTGTTTGGTACAGATGGAATATTATTTAGAGAATATTTTTCCAATACATTTGACTTTGAATTTGCAAATGAAATGGACATATTGCGAACAATTCGTGATAAGGTAGAACCAATATTACGTAATGTAAGTAGTAAACATTATTATTTTGCCAAATACGACAGAATTACAACCAGTGCGACAACGTGGGAACAAAGTACTACAAGTACTAATTCAAGCACAGGTTATTTTAGAAACAATTTAGGAGCATCCGTTCCTATAGGGACATCTGCGCCAACATCAGATAATAGAAAGTATTTGGCCGCGAATGCCCTAGTAAAATTTAATGCACCAAGTGGCAAGTATTTTAAATCAGATGGTAGTTTACATACTGGTAGTGTAGGTGCCCCAGGCACATTTGCCAATATTTGGGCAATGATTAAAAGTGTTGTTGGTGATGGACACAATAGCGGCGCAGGTAATTTGGCTGACGGCTCAGGCCCAGTAACCATTAGTGAATTGATTGGTGACGGAGCTGAGGTTGCTGAAATTATTCCGCAGTTTGTAACAGATTTACCATCCGCTATGGAAACATCAATGCTAACTAAAATCTTCAAGCATGAAGAATTTGGTTTACGTTTTGATGCTACAACAAGAGCATGGATAATTATATTAGCGGAAGATTTAGATACAACTTCTGATTTCTCATTTGCTTATGCTGGTGATACTACTGGTTTAAAAAAGGATTCAAGTTGGTTAATTAGATTTAAAAGTAACGGAACAACATATACAACAACGTATAGAGGATTAAAGTATAGTGTTGAAAGTGATATGGAAGCACGTTTTTACTTTGACAGTTCCGTTAAAATTTATAATTCACGCACAGCAAAAACAATTACAGATCAAATTAATGTACTCAATATCAATACAAAACCTGATGCATTGACACCAATGGATAGAGATCATGTTTGGCAAATTTACGGATTAGATATAGGATATTCAGGAGCAACTAATTCACGTAGAGTATTAGTAACATTTTTAGATAGTGATGCTGACGGCATTCCAGACAATCCAGATCAATTTACATTAGTTGTTGCCCCAACAGTAAGTCCAAATACTAAATTAGTATTTTTTGAAAGGTTTACGGAAGAAAGTGGTGGAGAACAATGGAAATTAACTACAAAAATAGTTAACGTAACATATGCTACGGCAACAGCATTAGCCGCGGCATCTACAACATTGTTTACTGATAAGGAAGTAATTTATTTAACTACAGATAAAGCATTTAGAGTGTTTAACAAAACCGATAGTACATTTATAGTCAGCACAGATTATAAAGTATACACTGGACGCAAAACACTTAAATTTAATTACAAACATAATTCACCATCTGATAGGAGAATTAATCCAGGGTTAAGTAATATTATTGATATGTATGTATTAACAAAAGCATATAGTAATGCGTATGTAAAGTACATTCAAGATAACATAGGCACAGTTATTGAACCAATAACAAACACAACAAACGAGTTGAATACACAATTTAGTAATTTATTAGACTACAAAATGTTAAGTGATGAAATTATTTTTCATCCAGTAAAATATAAACCATTATTTGGCACGAAAGCATCAACTAATTTGCAGGCATCGTTTAAAATTGTAAAAAATGCTAATTCAATAATAACCGATACAGAAATTAAAACACAAACTATTGAAGCGATCAATGAATATTTTGACCAAAATAACTGGGATTTTGGTGATACTTTTTATTTTACAGAATTATCATCATATATTCACAACCAATTAACCCCGTATATTGCTACTATCTTAATTGTACCAAAAGGTGCTAACCAAAATTTTGGTAGTTTATTTGAAATACAAAGTAATAGTGATGAAATTTTTATCAGTGATGCAAAAGTAGAAGATGTAGAAATTATAGATGCTGTAACTGCTTCTAAGATTAGAGCAAGCGGCACAATTGTTACTAGTTAGGAAACACCATGGCCATACGTAAAACTGTAAATCTATTACCACAACAGTTCCAAACTGATGTAAATAAAAAGTTTTTAAATGCTACATTAGATCAATTAATATCCCCAGGAACAATGGAGATGTTAAATGGATTTGTTGGAAGACGCGATGTTGATAATTTTAAAACTACAGATAGTTATATTGTTGAAACAGATAGTGATAGGAAAAATTATCAATTAGAACCA